GTGGAGAACTGTGCCACCAGTGCCATCGGTAGGGCTCTTGCTGACCTTGGCGGGGATTTCACTGGGGCGAAGCGCCCGAGCGCTGAGGAGATGCAGAAGGTTGCACGGCACGAGGGTTCACAGAAAACCCGTGACTGGTTGACTGAAGCAATGACACTCACCGATGTTGACTTGTTGCGTATGCTATGGGCAGAAGCACAGCAGGCCGGTGCGAACCCGGAAGTCTTAGCGAAAGTGAAAGCTCATGCAGAGTCAATCAGTGTTGGCGGCATCGGTGAGGGAACTGTCGCAGGCGTATCAGGAAAGTCTGGCAAGAAGTGACCCGGATGCTGAGGTTTTCAGGTTGGCGCTTATTGAAAGGTTGGTGATGGTTTGTGATTGCATCGGAGATCGTAAAAGAACTGTACGAGTTGACTCAGGAGAACAGGAAGGGGATTGAGTTTTATGCGGAAGCTATGGATCGTCTTGCTCGATGCGAGAATATCTTGGACACAACGGAGGCTCACGCGTTTATTGCAGCGGAGGGGTCGGTTGCAGAGCGGTCGGCTAAGGCGAAACTTGAGGCTGCGGAAGCTCGGCTTGAAAGGGATTTAGCGAAGGCTCAGGTGGAACGGGTGCGGGCTAAGTTGCGGATGATTGATAGTTCGATTATGGCTCAGGCTACGGCTGCGAAGATGGTGCAGGCGGAGATGAAACTGTGAGCGTTGTGATTGAGGATGATGGGGAGTTGTCTGAGGAGGAGTTCCTCGCATGGCTGAACGGGTTAGATAGTTCTGAGGATGTTGACGAGCAGGGCGAACCTGAAACGAACTCACCTTAGTTTTTTAGGATCTAACAAGAAAGGGCCCCGGTTTCCCGGAGCCCCTCCCGTCTTGGTTAGGCCGTGTGCTTCTCTGCCCGGTACCTTTCCAGCTGCCCCTGGGCGAGCTTGGTGACCAGCTCGTGGGCCATGTCCCGCTTGTCCCCTGCCAGGCTCATGAAGGCGGTGACGTCTTGCTCGGTGGCTAGGGGGCCGGTGGCCTTGATCCAGGCGTTTAGCCATTCGCCGGTGCTGCGGTTGAGGGCTTCTGCTAGTTCGTTGATTTCCATCTTGGTTTCCCTTTCCTCGTGGTGGTGGTTCATGATCCTGACAGTACCGAAGGACTTGTGGCACCTGGGTGTCATTTCGGCCTTTGTTATCATGTCGTGATATTTGCCGTGTCTGTGTGTGCGGCAAGGTCGCTGAGTCGACCCTGCTCGATGAGCCTGTCGATTGCTTCGATCGCCTCGGACTTGGTGCGTGCGGCACACCCGCGATGCTCCCGGTCTGTACCTTTGGGGTAGTAAGTCCAGGGGTAGCCGCGCCCCTCACCCTGAATGTAGCGAAGGCGGTGTCCCCTATAAGACCAGGTGGATCGGTTGCCGAACTCATCTTTGCTGCTATCTACTTTGATTGCTTCGATGGTGTTCATGGTTACCCTTTCGTTGGTGTTGATGTTAGGCGCACTCGACGCAGACGATCATTTCGCCGCCGTGTATTGGGTAGCCCGCGTTGGGTGCCCCACACTCGTCACAGTTTGGTGTGAAGGTGATTACTGTGTTGCTGTTCATGGTGTCCCTTTCTTTGGTTTTGTTCATGGCTCTAGTGTATGGCCCTAGACACACCATGTCAACCTTATCGGGCAACTTTTTTTGCCGATTTGTATGGTTGAGAAAAGACCAAATGCATAGTGGAGCCGCGGGTAATCGAAACCCGGTCTTGACCGAATCGCTTGCGCGGGTTCTCGGTCAATCGAATCCATCCGGCCCCAGCTCTCAGTATAAACTGAGCTTATGGCTATCCCCAAGAAAACCCTCACACTCCTTCGGGCTAGGGATCAGCATTGCGCTCACTGTGGCGTGGAGGATGACTTGGTGCCGCATCATCGGAGGAATCGTGGGATGGGTGGGTCGAAACTTCTCGACACCCTGGATAACCTGATGATGGTGTGCGCGATCTATAACGGGGCGATGGAGTCTGACCCGCGGGTGGCTTCTCAGGCTCGGGCGTGGAACCATAAGTTGCCGATTTGGGAGAAGGATAATCTGCCGGTGTTTGACCTAGCTGGTGGTTGGTGGTACCTTCACGAGGATGGCACTAAGACGCTGGCTGATTGGAAAGACGCAGCGTTCTAGGCGGTACAATAGAGTGAGGGCCGAAGCTTGACACTCCGACCCTCACAGAAAACCGATGAGTAGACCATCGGCTTTGTCCAGGATACCAGGGCTTAGCCGGTAGACAAGGACAAGACAATGACGAACCTCCACACTGAGGTGCGGTTCAGTATCGTTCCCGAATGGGTTATTGATGCAGACATTTCGGATCGTGCGGTGAGGGTGTACGCCATCCTTGCTCGCTATGCCGATAGTGAAACACACCAGGCGTTCCCTTCGCGTGAAACGTTGGCCAAGCGTGCCCGCTGCCACTGGCGTTCGATAGATCGTGCGATTGGCGAGCTGATAGCGCTCGGAGCTGTGACTAAGACTCATCGGAAGAACGGTGATGCCTACCAGTCGAACATTTACACCCTGCGGAGGGTGGTGCCAAGGGTGTCACTAGGTACTGACAGCGGTGTCACGGGGGTACTGACAGGGGAGTCAGTAGGTACTGACACGGGTGGCAACCTAACTATAACCACTGAACTAGAGCCAAGGAATGATATTGGCAAAAAGGCTAAACAGGTTCCTGCCGACTGGCAACCCGATGAGAAACTTGTTGCTGAGCTGACAGAGAAGTTCCCAATCCTGTCGCTGGATGATGAGGTTTCTGCTTTTGTGGATTACGGTCAGGCTAAAGGTGCGACCTACAAGGATTTCAATGCGGCGTTCCGTAACTGGTGTCGCAACTCGGTGAAGTTTCACGGGCCTAAGACGGTGATCCATCAGCAGCCGGCTTCCAAGTCACCGTATGTGGGTGGGCCTCGGGAGTGGGTTAGGGATATGCATGAGATGGGGGAGCATTTTGAGTGCCGCCCTGGGGAGTTCGGGTGCAACTGATGGATTTGGCTAAAGCTATGGGCATTGATTTGGAGGAGCTCCAGCGGGAGCACCCGCTACATCCTGACCAGCTGCGTATGAAACGGATCGTCACCCGTAAGGCTGAAGCGTATTGGGCTCGCGAACGATACCTGGCACGGCTCGAATATAGCTCCCAAGCTATAAATGCTGACACGCCTGAACCGGCCCCGGTGAAAATTCCACCAAAAAAGACTAAGGTGAATCGTTATGAGTTCACTGAAGCCCAGTTGCAGATTGCGTTTAGGTCGTTAGATGCCGGAGGTTCAGTGTGAGCGTTGCGGTTACGAGTGGAGTGTTTCCTCGAGGCGCGGGAAGGTTATTCTTTGCTCGTCTTGTCGGGCTCGAAGGGTTCAGACGATCTCGGCTGTTGAGGGCAAGTGTTTTCCGTGGCATGGAAGGTTCGCTGCGGATGAAACGACACCGGTGGATGATGATGGGAAACCTATGTTCCCTGGTGTCAGAAGTTGCGGCAATAATGACTGTGTCAACGTGGCACACGTTATCGGATATGAGAAGGGGTAGATGATGGTGAAGAATGAGGCTCGAATTGAGCTGACTGGTTGGTTGAACGATGTGAAGGATTTTGAGTGGGGCAGGGCGCTGAAGGTGAGCGTTGATGTTCGCAAGCAGAACCATCAGGGTGAGTGGGAAACCGTAGACAAGACGATTTATGACGTGACCACGGATAGCAGGGCCGCGCTTGACGGTGTGAAGCAGGTTGTTGTGACGGGTCGCATTACTGGGACGAACGTGTTTCAGAAGCGTGACGGCACTTCCGGGTTCACAATCAAGGTGCGTGCTGATGCTGTGAGCCCCGCCGCTAACCAGTTTGTGTCTGAGAAGGTGGATCATGCGGCTGTGAACGCGGTATGGCCTACTGTAACGCCTGGCGGTATCTCGGAGGAAGCACCGTTCTAATGTCTGAGCGTATGCGGAAACTTATCAAGCTTGGTGAGGATTTGCGACAGGATGACATCAGTGTGGGGCGTAGGCTCGAACGGGAACGGATCCTCGAACTGTTGGAGGGCGAACGCCAGACTGTTGACCGCGGCCTAACCGTGGATGACGTTATTGCTTTGATTGAAAGGGATGTGTGATGGAAACTTTCGGGAAGATTCTTGCGTTTGGTATGGGTTTGAACTTCTTTTTGCTCGCCTACCAGGTGCCAACTAACGTGACGAGCGTGTTGGGTTGGGTTTTTGGGTCTTTGCTTTGCCTGGCGGTGTTGGCCTCGTTTGTGAAGCCCAAACGGTACTCTGAGAAGCATGGAGATCGCGTTTGATGTTGTTGGGCGGCCTGCACCGCAGGGCTCGAAGAAGTCCATCGGCAACAACAGGTTCGTAGAAACGTCTAAGTTTCTCCCCGCATGGCGTAAAGATGTGAGGTTGGCAGCGGAGCACGCTGTCACGGTGAACGGTTGGGTTACAGCTTCCGGGCCGGTTGAGTTAGAAGTTATGTTCTATCTTGACCGGCCTTCTTCCGTGTCTACGGTGAAACGCCCTTACCCGATTGTGCCGCCGGATATTGACAAGCTGATCCGTAGCGTGCAGGACTCGTTGACCGGGGTTGTGTATGAGGATGACGCGCAGGTGATCCGTGTCCTCGCGTGGAAGGTGTACGCAGACAACCGTGTTCCGGGCGCTTTCATCCGTGTGAACGAATTATCACAATACGATAACGGGGCGTTTCAATCCTTCGATTTCCTTGACTTGCAGGATTAAACTTGCCAGCAACCTACGAAAGGAAGCTCCGATGAGCGTACAAGCAACATTGCAGAAGCAGGCAAGCAAAATCAGTGACGAACTGTTCGCACCGTATTATGAGGCGGCCAGCCTGTTGCAGGATGAGAACCTTATTTGGGATAAGGACTTTGACGACATTCGGGTGCCGTTGGCATTGTCGCTTCGAGAGTGCGCGTTGACCCGCAACTTGAACCCATGGTTCCTTGAGGTGGCATACAAGCTGATTGCTACTACCAGGGCTGATGCTTGAGGGTATGACTCCACCGGTGAGGGTGTTTCCTTGCCGGGTGCGAACATTAACGGCAGAGTTTGACGAGTCGGATGCACGCATTTTCACGGAAGCCTTGAGCGATCATGATGCGTGGTCTAACCATCAGCTGTCTGCTGCGCTAACGAAGCGTGGTGTCCCGATTAGTGAAAAGGCGATACGCAAACACCGTTCGGGTTTGTGTTCCTGTAGATAGGGTGGACTGATGCTAGAGAACATTGAACCGGCACAGAAGGTGAAAGCTCCGAAAGACTTCCGACCAGGGTTGGAGTTTGACGGGAACGAAGGCACCGCAACCACTGGGGGCTTGTTGGAGGCACCAAACTTTGACGACTTCTTGCGGGAGCGCGGGTATCCACCAGACGAGTATGAGATTGTGGGCACGCCTAGGACATCGCAGTGGCAGCGTTGGGATGGGGAGTGGCTGACGGCTTACCGGTTCCATTTCCGGCGTAAGGTCACAGACCTTGACCTGCCGACACTGTACGCGCAGGCGAAACGCACAACACCTAAGCCGGTGAAGAAACGCAAGAATAAGCGCACCTATGTGATTTGTCCTGCTGACTTCCAGATTGGTAAGGGAGGATCGCGCGGTGGACACGAGGAGTCCATCCAAAGAATCCACGCGAGCTATGCCCGCATTGAGGAGAAGCTGAAGGCCGGCAACTACGACCACATAGTCATCCTCGACATGGGGGATATTGTCGAAGGGGTTAGCAATAAGGCTGACATGGATCAGCTCATCACTAACACTCTGTCCCCTATGCAGCAGGTTGACCTAGCCTCGGCACTCATCTGGGATTTGATAAAGATTGCGTGCAAGTACGCCCCGGTGACTTACGGGTCGGTTGCTTCGAACCATTGCCAGTTCCGGGTGAATAAGGCTGCGGTGGGTAGACCGGGCACGGATGACTGGGGGATCGTAATCCTGCAACAGCTCAGGAGGCTCGCAACAGAGGTGGGGTTGCCGGTTCACCGTTGGCTTGTCCCACAACCGCATGATGAGGGTTTCGCCTTCGATGTGTTCGATGACGGCTCACACATCCTCGGGGCGATTCACGGCCACCAGGTTGCACGCCCCGATTCGTTCCAAGCGTTCTGGACTAAGGCTGTATTCAATGACACCTATCTTGCGGCGGCAACACTCATGGTTAGCGGGCACTTCCATCATCACCGGGTCGAACAGTTCTCGGGCTCCGAGGGCACCGAGCGTTGGTGGGTACAAGCCAGCACTATGGACAACGGTTCGGACTGGTTCACCCGCATGAACGGTGGCGGTGGGGACTCCACGACAGCTGTCACCTGTTTCGAGCTCGAGGCCGGTGTGCCGTTCCGTGGGAAGATTGACTTACTATGACCGGTGAAAATCCCCTCGACTTCTCCAAGATGATGGCTTCCGAGCGGGCACACAACAGGCCACCTATCGAGATCATCACACCAGCGTTCAGAGGTGTAGCACAAAACTTCTTCTCACTACCGCTATACCTGTTCCTTGACTTGAAGGCAGCGCAACATCACAAGACCGGTGACGAACTACTCATCCTGTTCGATGCGGCAGAGCAAGCCTTCACCGAGCTAGACATGGAGAAGCTCGAGGATCTAACCATCACCCAGTTCCTTGAGGTGATGCAGTCGTGGGTTCACGCTTCAGGACACAATGAGTTTCAATAGCCCCTGCCTGAAATGCGGAACACTTGTGCGAGGTTCTTCATACTGTGGGGGGTGTCGGCCTATACGGGTGGACTCCCCTGAACGGAAGGCTAAGAAGCGTGAACTGTATAACAGCGATTACCGTAAGCGTGCCAAGCAAATAAAATCCCAAGCCACTCACTGCCACCTATGCGGGCAGGCGTTC